GTCCATCTTGATGTAGCCTGTACCGATGCTCTTCTTTCCGACAGCGGCATCCATGCCGTGGTGGTAGTAGACGTTGAGCGGTACGCGCTGACCCTTTGAAACCGGAAAGCCGTAGTCGGTTGATGCGGTGAAAAAGTCACCCTCAAGGTCGGCGGTCTTGGTATCACCAAAGCGCACGAGGTAGCCCTTGACGTAGCCTAACCGGTCGCTCTTGATACCGTCTACGGTAGATGTCAGCAAGTCCATACACCCACTATCCCACATACCTTATTGATCCATCTGTCGGTTAGCAATCTCACGTTCCCACTCCATTGGAGTGCGTGGCCGCCGTACCGTGATGCCGAACTCCTTCAGCGGGATGATGCTAGTAGTCGGCCCCCAGTCGCTGTTTTCCTTGACCCGTACAAAGTCAGAAAGTGGCTTGCCTTCCTTCCACAACCGGTAGCGGCCTTCACCCATGATTTCTTCTATCTCGCTATCGTTCAAACCAGCTAAAATCCGATCAGGCGTGGCTACCTCTGGGCGGGTATCAGGGATGCTACTATCGCCGGTTATTTCAGCCCATGAAAGCGTTTCCGGTATCATCACGCACCTGCAGTTTGGATGGCTTGGCATGATGGTATCGGTGGCTTGCAAGGTACCGGACAAAGCCAAGCAAGCAAGGCATACCCGCGCATCCTGCGTAGCCTGCCTTCGGTATCCGGTCACTGCGCCATTCTCAGTATATAGTTGTCGCTGGGCTTCACGACTTGCGCGTATCATCTCGGTACGTGCTATCGTCTCTGCTCTTTGCCGTCCGATGTCTGCCGCCTTGCGTACCCGCCGTGCTACCGTGCGCGGGCCTTCACCAAGGCTGATACCTTGTACCAAAGCCATCTGCATGGCATCGGTGGTTACTTGTGGGATGGCATCGAATAAGACAGCCAAAGGCGAACCATCGCCTGCGAACCCGACAAAGGCCTGCAGGGCTTCGTCAGGTAGACTTGTCCAGCTATTACTAAGGGTAACCCCGGCGGGCTTTTTACCCGCTGCCGCTTCCACAAGGCCCGGCGTTGCCTCATTAGCAAGGATAGCGGCTTGTAGCTGCCCATCGGCTGTAATCACTGCCCCCTCAACACTAAACTTCTTTAGGTTCTTTCCGAGCTGCTCAATGTTATCTATGATCCGCTGACGCATCCAGAGTATGGTCTGGGATGGCGGTTCGCCGTTGGCTTCACGCTCGGCAATCCTGCCTTCCAGCGCTTCAAGCTCATCGATGCTGGCCTTTGTTGCCGCCTTGTATGCACGTTGCATCCGGCTGATGGCTACGCCTTCACGCTCTAAAAGGTCGTTGCGGTACTTCTGGGAAGCGGCATATATCCTGCCCGTCCCGCTCTCTACTCGCTTGAGATTTCCTCCAGCGAATACCCGTAAAAAGGGTGGCTCTTATACACTACCCCCGGAGTGCATACGTGGTCGGTGTCAAGGCTCTTGCCGTCAGGTTGCATTGCGTCCCGCTTGGATGTAGACCAGCGGTACCCGGCATCACCGCCCCATAAGTCCCAGGCTACACGCCCCGGTGAAGGGAAACCCTCTTCACCAGCGTTGAAGCCTTCGGCCTTCTTATCCACTTCATGACGGCTGAAGAACGAATACATTCGGAGTATCGTGTCTTCGGAAAGTTTCTCACCGTTTACGATTTGGTTAGCCCTTGCAAGGCCTACCCGCGTCCCGCCGTCGAAACCTTCAGCCTTCCAATCAAGCGCCCGCTGTGCCGCTGTCCGCATTGCTTCGGTTGGGCGGAACTTCATCTCATACGATCGCACTGCGGCACCATCAAAGCCGCCGGTGCTTTGTACAGGTATTGCCGTTGGGTGTAGCTGCCCTTCATCTTCAGGCACGGCTTCAAGGCCTGCTATTCGCTTGGCTTCAGCCCGATCAATGATGCCCGCCTTGTAGAGTTTCTCCGCCCGCAACGCTTCTGCCTGTAGGTCATCAGCCAAAGCCCGCACGGTTTCAAGGTCATACATTACGTAATCACCCTGCTGGGTCTCCGGGTACTCCGGTAGCAGGTCAGCGGTGATAGCGTCAGCCAAAGTACGGAGCAAAGGCACCATGCCGTCTTCCCATGCGGCCTGTTGCGCTCTCTCGTAATTGCTGTAGGTAGACCGCTCTAGCCCGCTTCCAAGGCCTAGCACCATAGGGTTGATGCCAAGGGCTGAACAGATACGCTCTTCCGGTACGCGCCTCACAGAGTCTAGAGCAAGCTCGGAAGGCGTAAGGGATACCCGATCCATCTTGTAGGCACCGGTCATTACCACGATGCCGCCTGAACCGTCCCCGGTAAGGTCTTCATGCAGTTGGCGCTTCACCTGCCGAGCATCATCCATCGACATATCAACGCTGGTCTCTTTGGCATCAGGGCCGACGATAAGACTCGGCATAGCTCCGTTTGCCAAGAGTCCGTATGCGGTTGTTGATGCGGTGTTGTCGGTTGCAATCTCCCGCAGAACAGCGGTTAGCGGCGCACGGCCAATACGGATATCGCTAGGGTCACGACCGTACCGGATATGGATGATGTCGGATACCGGGATATCAAAGGAGCGGCCATCAGTGGTGTAGATGTAGTGGGTTAGCGGGTTTACGCCGTTGCCTACCGGGCGTACCATGTCCTGCGGTAGAAACTGTAGAGCGGTTACGGTGCCACGGGTGCTAGATCGAATCTTGCGTAGGTAAGTGTTGCCGAATAACTTGTAATCTTGAATGACCCAGCCCCAGAAAAGGCTACCCATAATCATCGGATCAGGCTGCGCCATGAGCTGAATAACCGGGTGGTCTTCTACCGGCTCCGCCTGTTGGCTGTCTACCGGGCGGTAGTAGCGTGGCGTGGCCTGTGGGTAGTTACGCACATACCAGTCAATCGCTGATGCAACCACGCCATTCAGCCCAAGGTCACCGGCTACACGCGCCCAGTCCTTAGTACTTCCAGGGAGTGCCCGGCGTAGCAATGTTTGCAGCTGACCAGAGCCGTACCCAGTGAGGTAGATGTCTCTAGATTGAGACAACGGCAACGGTAGTGCCTGTGTCGGGTTGGCTGCGGCTTTACGCCCAAGGAAGCGGTCAAAGATACCCATGGCTTCAGTATCCCACAAAAAGAAAAAGCCCCCTTGCGGGGGCTGTCTGTTTTTAGTTTGCGAACTCCAGTTGTGTTTCAATCCATATCTTCTGTCCACAATCGGATATCTCATCCCAGATTTGATCAAAAGTCCAGTCTTCAAAGATTCTTTCAAAAATCACTTGGGTTCCACTGGTTATCTGCACTTTGCAATCTTTACCGATTGTAACAACGTTTACTTTCATATCTCTATCTCCCTGCTTGATGTAGATAATATACACCGCCCGTGTATATCTTGCAAGGGTATAGGTGTATATATTTTAGACGGCTCCCCAAGAACGCTTTGATCCGCACACCTGCCAAGCATAAGCCAGGGCATCAACCACGTCATCATGCCGCCCAACGGGGAAGCTCAAAAGCTCATCTTCAAAGTAGGTCGGTAGGCCTTGGCAGTGCATTACTTGGCTTTGCTCGTAGCGGGCTTCTAGGGGCGCAAAGCGGGTTACTTTGTCACGGTCTGGCCGGATGCCCCGTATCGGCAGTTTCGTGCGCCGTAGAAGCTCCTGCACAACAGCGGCTTGATACTGCACCTGCTCGATGCCGATCATGTTAGGATTCCACTTAGCCGCCATCATCTCGATGAAGCGCAGGACAGCTGCAAAGTCTGAGCGGGTACGGTTGATATCTCTAACGTAGATTGTCCCATCGTCACCACGGCTCACAACAGCAACGCCCGTGTAGTCTGCTTCGCTCTTGGTACTGATGGCAAGGTCAACCCCGATGTAGGTTGGTAGGCCTTCAGGGCAATCGCCGTACCGCAACCACTCTCGCTTGATTCTTGCTCCCGCCGCATCGACAAACTCCGCTAAATACTCCTGCCGGAAAGCGATGCTCGGCAGTGACTCACCCGCCTTACCTACCTCCTCAGCATCAATCCACGGGTTAGCCGTGGTTGGCATCTGCCAGCTCATCCAGTCGGCATCAGTAGCGGCTTGGTTGTAAAGGGTTCGGAAGTAGTTGCTACCCTTGGGCGTAGACAGAAAGAACGCATCCCCGATGTAGTCCGTCAGCGTTGGGCGGATGGCTTCAGTCCAGGCTTGCTCTAGATGCCGTGCCATGGCTGCCTCATCGATGATAACCCGCTTGTACTTCCTGCCACGGGCTACGGTGCTAGGGTCATCAAGCGTCCAATAATCGATTGCCGCCCCGGTTATAAGCTCGATGCGCGGCGCTGGGCTTTGTACGGCCCTGCGGATAACCGGAGCATAGATTCTCTTATGATCGGCGTATGCCTCCTCAAGGAGCCTGTAGGTAGGAGCAAACCAAGCGCATGGCAAGCCGTCAATAAGCACCGGGTCAGATAAGAGGTTACCCCCCAGCGTTGTCTTACCAAAGCGTCTACCGCAGGCAAGCACGTTGTACCGCTTGGCTTCCCGCAGGATTACCTGCTGGGCTTCATGCGGCCTTGGTAAGACCAGCCGGATATCAGGCAAGAGGCTTATCCGAATACTCCACGATCACCTTGACAGGTGAACCGTCAGCGCCGGTCTGCTCTACCCTTGATGACCAGTCGGCTTTGTGCTTGCGTTCAAGCCACCACGCCGCCGCTTGCCAAGTGCTATCAGCTGCTTTCTGGATGATAGCCACGTTGCGTACCTCGGCATCACCCTCTGCCTTTTTAATAGAATCCGAGAACTCCGAAATGCCCTTGAGCCAGATTGCAAAGGTATCCTCAGAAATACCGGCGTAAGCGCAGGAAGCCCGGCGGGTATTCCCTGCCCTCAGTGCCTGTGTGATGCGCTGTACGACCTCTTCGTTGTACTTGTATGGCTTACCCTTCATCTAGTACCGCCTTCTGCCCTGTGGCGTTTTCCCATCGCTGAATCACCACATCGCAATACTTAGGGCTTATTTCCATCCCGTAGCATTTGCGCCCTAACTGCTGAGCGGCAATAAGTGTTGTTCCAGTTCCACAGAATGGCTCATGTATTATAGATTTTTCTCTTGAATGTATAGTGATCATCCATAATGCTAAACCAACAGGGAAACCAGCACCATGTGTATCTTTACCAATGTCTACTCCATCTAATTTTGTTGTATCGACCCAACCTAGACATGATCTATATTCTCCGTCTACTCGATGCATAATTGGAATATTGTTGTTCCATGTCCAGATGTGTTCAAAATCTGGAGCCGCTCGATTCGAAGATATGCAATGCATACTGTTAACTTTTGGGTTTGGTTTGCACCAAATTCTCCGTGACCATAAATTCCATTTTTGTTCTCTAAAAATATTCCAGTATTCAATACTCATTGGGTATTCACAGGGACTTTTCTCACCCAATATTTTACTTGCCGGCACAATATCACCAAAATTAATTACTACAAATCCACCATCACAAATAAGTGTTTTCCATAATTTAGCTAATTTTGGAAGCATTGAACGCAGATTATCAATTGAATCTTTATAAGTATCACCGTAGTCCAATCCGACACCATATGGAGGTGAAGTAAATATACAATCGGCTACAGAACCATCCATCAGCCGTGCCACATCATCAGCCTTAGTACTGTCACCGCAAAGCAATCGATGCCTACCAAGAATCCAAAGGTCTCCCGGCTTGCATCGTGTCTCGACTTCTTCCGGCACTTCGTCTGGATCGGTTAGCAACTCAGCAGGCTCAGTCATACCCGCCAGTTCATCAATCAAAGCATCAAGGTCAGCAGCACCGTACCCTGTACCTTCAAGGCCTATTGGCGTATTCGCAAGCTCGGCCAGGATGTCGGTTATCTTAGTCGTGTCATCTTGCCCGATACGTGTCGTGCGGTTGTCTACAACAAGAATCCGTAGCTCTTCCT